GTGATAACGTTGCTGCAAGCCCTAGAGTTAAGGCTAAACCTAAAAAGGGTGATAACGTTAGTTTAAGTCCAAAACAAAAAGCTGAAAATGCGAAATTTATAGCTCGTATAGCTAAGGGTGATAATATTAATTTAAGTCCTAGAATGTACAAACAACTAAACCGCCAGCAGCTGTTACCCTACGCAACACCTAGAACTAAAGTTGCACCTAAGCCTGTGGGTAACGATCCTCTTATTGTAGGAACAGGACTAGGTTTAATGGGTTTAGGACTAGCTTTAAATGATAAAGATAAAGATAAAAGTGACAATGTTTCTGCAATCGGTCTAGCTGAAAAAAGTGACAATGTTTCTGCAAGCACTGTAGCTAAAAAGGGTGACAATGTATCTAGTATGATACCGGCTTCTGGCCCATCTAAAGATGAATCTTTTGGTAAAGCATTTAAACGAAATCGAAATAATAGACAGGCTACGTTTACATACAAAGATAAGCTATATACTACTCGTATAAAAGAAGAGACAATAGCAGATCACAAGAAGAAGTTTAAAGTAAAAGGTAAGTATAAATAAATAAACTTGCAACCCTGCTGTGTAAAGCATACCGGGGTTGCATTATTATCTATAGTATGTTATAACTATATAAGTAAAACTATACTCCAGTAGGTTAAATCATTAACCACATTACCGGAGATAGAATATGTTTAAGAAATTAATAAAGTATATAGTAGCAAGTCGTCAGCGTACTGCCAATGAGTGGATTCTACGTAATATGACTGACTATGAGTTGAGAGACATCGGCATTAATCGTTCCGATATTCGAAGGAGACTAAATGGCTAAGCAGCTAACAGAAAACCAACAGAAGTTTATAGACGCACTCTTTGACGAGGCTGCTGGTGATGTCGTTATGGCTAAGCGTATTGCTGGCTATAGCGATGGCACTCCTACACGTTCCATAACAGAATCTCTAAAGGATGAAATATTTGAAGCAACTAAGAGTTATATGGCAAGGCTCGGCCCCAAGGCGGCTATCGCTTATGGCTCTGCTTTGGATGATCCTACCCAGCTAGGAGTTAAAGAACGTATGCTTGCTGCAGGTCAGGTACTTGACCGATCAGGTTTAGTTAAAACTGAAAAGGTTGCTGTTACAGCCAGTGGTGGATTATTTATCTTACCACCAAAGGATACTGAAGAGGACGATGAAACGTAAGACCAACTTTCAGAGAACAGAATTGGGCTATTGGATGCTACCAAAGCCCTCTCACATAAAGAGATGGGAACGTGTACCAAGACTATCTAAACGTACATTACCTTTTGGGTATGAGATAGATGAAGATGACGATACTTGGTTAAAGCCTATATCTAAAGAGCTAGAACTTTTAGAACTTGCTAAGAAACATTTAAAGCAGTATAGTTATAGAGAAGTATCTGCTTGGCTAACTACTCAGTCGGGTAGACGAATAACTCATGATGGATTAAAGAAACGTATAGATGTCGAGCGAAAACGTAAAACACTTGCTGCAATTAAACGCAAGCTTGCCCTCTGGCTCCAAGAAACGATTGACCAGTACGAAAGCCTCGAAAAAGAAAGGCTCGGATACTACACCTACGAAGAAGACTAAAAAGAAGAAACCTAAGAACACTGTACCTGCACAAGTACGCCCAGCGCCTTTTGATGTTGAGTTTGCACAGGATGTAGTATTTAAAGCTAATCCCGGCCCGCAGACTAACTATCTATCAGCTAATGAACGGGAAGTGTTATATGGAGGAGCAGCCGGAGGTGGCAAATCCTATGCTACTCTAGCAGATCCTCTTCGTAATTTAGGACATAAAGAATTTAGTGGATTACTTGTACGGCACACAACAGAAGAATTACGTGAGCTTATCCAAAAGAGCCAAGAATTATACCCTAAAGCTATTCCGGGTATTAAGTGGTCTGAGAGAAAGCAACAGTGGGTTACACCTCAAGGTGGCAGGCTCTGGATGTCTTACTTGGATAAAGAGACTGACGTTATGCGGTATCAAGGACAGGCGTTTAACTATGTAGCATTTGATGAGCTTACTCAATGGCGTACCCCCTTTGCGTGGAACTATATGAGAAGTCGCTTAAGATCCTCAGCTCCAGACTTAGGTTTGTACATGAGAGCTACAACAAACCCCGGAGGCCCCGGTCATGCTTGGGTTAAGAAGATGTTTATTGATCCTTCTACTCCTAACAAATCTTTCTGGGCTACAGATATAGAAACAGGTAACAGGTTAGAATATCCTAAAGGACACAGCAGAGAAGGTGAAGCTTTATTTAAACGTAAGTTTATACCTGCTAGTTTGTTTGATAACCCTTACTTAGCGGATAGTGGAGACTACGAGGCAATGCTTCTATCTCTACCTGAAGATCAGCGGAGAAGATTGCTTGATGGTGATTGGGATGTTAATGAAGGGGCAGCTTTCCCTGAGTTTAATCGTAAGATACATGTAATAGAGCCATATGATATACCTAACGGCTGGGCTAAGTTTAGAGCCTGTGACTATGGTTATGGTAGTTATACTGGTGTTGTTTGGTTTGCTGTAGCACCAGACGATCAATTAGTAATATACAGAGAGATGTACTGCTCTAAGGTAACAGCTACAGACTTAGCTGATATGATTTTAGATGCTGAGTCAGGCGATGGTACTATTAGATATGGAGTGTTAGACTCCTCTTTGTGGCACAAGCGAGGCGATACAGGCCCAAGCTTAGCTGAACAGATGATAATGAAGGGATGTCGTTGGCGTCCTTCTGATCGTTCCAAAGGCTCACGCATAGCTGGTAAGAACGAATTACACCGGAGACTACAGGTAGATGAGTTTACCCAAGAGCCTAGAATGGTTATGTTTAATAACTGCACTAATCTCGTATCACAACTACCTAGTATACCCTTAGATAAACGCAACCCCGAAGACGTTGATACAAATGCAGAAGACCACTTGTACGATGCATTACGTTACGGTATAATGACACGTCCTCGTAGCTCTCTGTTTGACTACGATCCCGCAACATCAAGATCAGGCTTTCAGGCGTCTGACCCAACATTTGGATATTAAGTATGGAACCAGAAGATTTCGATGAGAACTACGAAGAGAATATTGAATCAGCAGATTCTGCTTTTATAGAAGATGTAAGTGATGACGAGAGTTATGCAGATCCTTCTGTAGGAAACATTATTAGTTTTATTGAAGAACGTTTTAATAAAGCTGAAGATGCACGAAGAGTTGATGAAGATCGCTGGATGAGAGCCTATCGTAACTATCGAGGTATTTATAGTCCTAGCGTACAGTTTACTGAGACAGAACGTTCTCGTGTATTTGTTAAGGTAACTAAGACTAAGACATTAGCAGCTTACGGACAGATCGTTGACGTACTTTTTGGAAACAACAAGTTTCCTATTACTGTAGATCCTACTACTTTACCTGAAGGTGTACTAGATACTGTACACTTCAATGCTGATCCTGCCGCTGATCCGGGTCAAGATGAAATAAAGAAAGTTTTTTCACCGTTTACAGAAGAAGAGTCACGCCTACAGCCGGGTGAGACTATGCCACAGTTAGCAGAACGTCTAGGTGGTTTAACTAATAAGCTAGAGCCAGTTATGGACAAGCTTGTTGAAGGTCCGGGTAGAATACCTTCTTCAGTTAACTTTAGCCCAGCGCAAGTTGCAGCTAAGAAAATGCAGAAGAAGATACATGACCAGCTAGAAGAGAGTGGTGCTAACAAGCAGTTACGTCTTGCAGCATTTGAATGTGCATTGTTTGGTACAGGTGTAATGAAAGGCCCATTTGCTACAAATAAAGAGTATCCTAAGTGGGACGACACAGGCGAATACGATCCTGTAATTAAGACAGTACCATCTACAAGCAACGTGTCTATGTGGAACTTCTATCCAGATCCTGATGCGGCTAATATGGATGAAGCTGAGTATGTTATTGAACGTCACAAGATGTCTCGTTCTCAAGTACGTGCACTTAAAGGACGTCCTTTCTTCCGTGATAATGCAATCGACATCTCTCTTAAGATGGGTGAATCCTACGCTAAGAAGTGGTGGGAGCAAGTTATGGAAGACGATGAGCAAGGCTCACAGGCAGAACGTTATGAAATTAAAGAGTTTTGGGGCTACGTTGATAGAGAGATACTAGAAGATCATGACATTGATATTCCTCGTAAGCTTAAAAATGCAGACCAACTAAATGTAAACCTATGGGCATGTAACGGTCAAGTAATTCGTATGGTTATGAATCCGTTCAAGCCTGCACTTATACCTTACTATGCTGTACCTTACGAAGTTAATCCTTACAGCTTCTTTGGTGTAGGTATTGCTGAGAATATGGATGACACACAGACCCTCATGAACGGCTTCATGCGTATGGCTGTTGACAATGCTGTATTATCTGGTAACCTATTGATTGAAGTAGATGAAACCAACCTAGTTCCGGGTCAAGACCTATCAGTTTACCCCGGAAAAGTCTTTCGTAGGCAGGGGGGTGCACCCGGACAGGCCATTTTTGGAACAAAGTTCCCTAACGTAGCTGGCGAGAACATGCAACTCTTTGATAAGGCACGAGTATTAGCGGATGAATCAACAGGATTTCCTTCGTTTGCTCACGGTCAAACTGGTGTATCAGGCGTAGGACGTACTGCTTCTGGTATATCTATGCTTATGTCAGCAGCTAATGGTTCTATTCGTACTGTTATTAAGAATGTAGATGACTATTTGTTAAGTCCATTAGGTAAGGCATTCTTTAGTTTTAACATGCAATTTGACTATGACCCTACTATTAAAGGTGATTTAGATGTAAAAGCACAGGGTACTAACTCGTTAATGGCTAATGAAGTACGTTCCCAGCGCTTAATGCAGTTCTTACAAGTAGCACAGAACCCGACACTAGCACCCTTCGCTAAGATGGATTACATCATACGTGAGATTGCTGTTAGTATGGATCTCGATCCTGATAAGGTTACTAACTCCATGCAAGATGCCGCAATACAAGCAGAGATACTTAAAGGATTTCAAGCTCCTGTAGAGCCTCCTGTTCCGGGTGCTCCACCTGCAGGACCACAAGGTGCACCAGCTCCTCAAGGACAAGGCCCTGCAAGCCCTCAAGACATGACAGGCGGCGGTGGTGGTAACATCGGTGTCGGAGCCGCTGCACAGCCGGGAGAACAAGGCTTTAGTGGAAACGTACAGTAATGGGAGCCTTTAGTAGACTTATAGCTAGTACATTGTCTGAGGCCTTTGGCTCTACCGCTACTAAAGTAGATGATACGGTAGAAGCTTTAGGAGATGTCTCTGTTAAAACTAAGGTAGAAGATATACCTGTTAAAGCGTTTGAAGAAAAAGCACTAATTGCAAAAGAAACAGGCTTAATGGCGAGACCTAGCAAATGATAATAAAGAAACTAGTAAATGATAAACCCTTATGGGATTCTTTCTGTGAAGAAATAGATAGAAGGATCTCAGAGGTTCATAGAGTTATGGAACAATCTAATGAAGTAGATGTTATGTACAGGTTACAAGGTCAAGCCTTTGCTTTACGTAAGATGAAACAGTTAAGGGATCAAGTTAATGGTAGCTCCTAAAGAATCTCCTCCTCCTAAGTATAGACCAGAGGGACTTGGTTCACGTAATCCTCTTACAGGCGATATGTCCCCTGTAACTGATGCTCAATTGGCTACTATTAAAGCTATTGAAGATAAATACGGGATAAGTATGAGTGCTACTAGTAGCAGAAGGCTTAAGGATGGTAGCAGTCTTGAGTTTATCAATACAAAAGGTAAACCTAAACTAAGACCTAAAGATCTTATGAGTAATGAACTTCGTACCGTACCTGACTTTTTGGAGAGCCAATATAAAGTAAACGGAGAAAAAGTAAAGTTAGATCTTGCAAAAACAGCTAATCCTGTTTCTATGTTAGGTCTTATTACAGGTAATACTTTTAAACTTATAAGTGAAAATTACACGACATTAGATGGAGTTTATTTTCCCGGTAGCATAGAGCAAGAAGGGGGAGACTGGAATTCTGATAATGCTACATTCATGGCACAAAAATTCCCGGAACAAGACCCTGCAAAAACAGACGATATAGCTTTTTCTGGATTAAAAGGCCCCTTAAAACCTTTAACTCCTGTACACGAAGTTATACATAGAGGTTTAAACCAGTTAAGAACAGCCTTCCCTTATGATAAGGTTTTAGAAACAGAAGGTGAAGATGTTGCTAGGGTACTTTATGAACCAAGTGTTGAGCATGTTTTGATAGAAGCCATACTTCAGAGTAGGGGACATCAAGAAACTGACAAGTATAGGTATAGAGATAGTATACGCCTAACCGATTCAAGTTTACAGAAGGTCTATAGATCTATTACTCCTATATTTAAACTATCGAATAGTTTATTAGAAGAGAGAGGCTACAATCCCGAACAAGTCATGGCAGAACTAGCAGAAGAAGAAGCTGGTAGAATGAATAGCTATGGTAAAGATGTCGGACAACCTAGCTTATGGGATAAATTTAAAACAAAATTAGGCTTTGCTACTGGCGGCCTAGCAACAGAAGAAGCCCCAAGGAGCAACTCAATGAGCAGACAAATGGAAATGGCACTAGCTAGCGGATCTAATGACGTAGACCCAGTAAGTGGCAATGAAGTACCTCCGGGATCTTTACCGGAAGAAGTACGTGATGATATTGATGCACGACTTAGTGAAGGTGAGTATGTTGTACCTGCAGATGTTGTTCGTTACTTTGGTGTAGCTTTCTTAGAAGACTTAAGAATGAAAGCTAAGATGGGATTAGCTAAAATGGATGCTGATGGTCGTATTGGTGGCGAACCAGTGGCTGACGAAAGTATGCCTATGGATATGGCTTCTGCTAAACCTGAAGGTATTTCAGATGAAGACATAGCTTCTCTAGAGCAAGCACTAACTACAGGTGTATTCGAAGGAGGGTTAATGGACAAAGTTGCATTAGTAGCTAAGAATGACTCTATGGTTAATTCTCGTATGAAAGCTAAAGGTTTTGCTGTTGGTGGTTTAACTGGGGAACCTAAAGATAGTCAGTATAGTAATCCTACTAAAATAGACTCTATTATTGATAGATTTATGGTTACTGCTCAACAGAATCCTGAACTTATGCAACAGTTAACCCAGCGTGGTATTACTATAAATACAAATAGTGCTAATAATACTCCTC